GGCGACAAATCCATTTCGCGCGTGCTTGGCAGAGTACACGTCCGCCTTCTTTTCCTTAGCAGTCTTCTTGGTCTCGCGACGAGTCTTGGGTGGGTCCATGATTCCTAGTTTATTAGGCTAGAAAACTCCGTTTTAGTAGCTGCGGCGACCACGACTGCGACGGCCACGACGGCTACGGCGACGACTACCGGCGGAGAGAGGGGCTCCCGCCAGAGGGTCTGTCGGGCTCGCAGCACCCGCGCCCGCATACGACAGGTCGGAGCCCGCACCGAACGAGCTGAACGGCTGGACACCATCTCCGCCACCGCCGTACGTCTTCTTCGCCAGCTTCAGCACCTGGCCGAACTTCATACCCTTATGCGCCTTCATTGTCTTCTTGACGTGAACGAGCCACTTATTTCCACGCTTTCCACCTTCAGGCATTTATTACACCGGCAACAAAAGTTATTGTAGCCCCGAGGATTTTTCAACAAACCCAGGTTGGACGCGAGGCGCCTCAAACAAAATCCACTGGCATCCATATGCGAACGCAGTGTCCGGATTTACCTTGGATGACGCAAAGACGGGATCGGGCGCGACGATCGTTATACTAGAACGATTGTATGAAACGAGCTCACGCGCATCCCGAGGGTGAATGGCTTGACCATACGTAAGGTGACGAAGATGCGATTCAGTCCACGAGAGGTTAAGCATGTCGCCTAATTCAGTTCCCTGAATACCTCCTGAAACTAAGATCAGTTTGTCAGCCAGGTAGTCTATTTGAAGCGAGTGAACATCTTTTAACTCCGTCAAGTTCTTACGGACTGTGGTCTTGAGAACCTGGGCGGCCTTATTCAGAGTGACACTGTTTGTCACGTGAGGAACAATGGATAGAATAAATGGATCCTTGCTAGGAAATGCCTGGATTAACGCCACACAGACCTCGTCGAATGTCCAGTATTCGTATGCATAATCATAGCTAGGATCAATGTCCTTCTTCGCCACAATCGGTTTCCCATTCTCATCGGCGTAGAGATGGACTTCCAATAGACGATATCCACTGGCTACCGTTTCAGACGGATCGGCATACACCTTGCCCGAGCAATGGTAATCGCAGAGTCGCTTGCGAGAGAGTATTTCAGGCTGTTTCCCGTCAGTCCAAATTGTGTAGCCAAGTACGGCGAGCAACCCTACACCAATGACAGCTTCCATTGTTTCTTCTTTGGTATTTTAAACCACAAATCACGCCACCAATTCATAACGTCGTCGCCGACCTTGTCTTCCATGGGGATACCCAGCAAGCAGGCATAGTGAAAATACAAACAGTACATTCCACATTCAGAATCCTTGAACTGGTGACGAGTGGCATTGTACGTCATCTTCATTGGCTTGGCGTGGATGTGCGTTTCATCCCATTGTTCCTTCCACCGTTTCATGAGAACCTGAATCTCCTTCTCGGGCGAATGAGCATACGAATCAAAGTACGTCACGCGAGGGAATTCGAGTTCGGGACGAATATCGCAAAACAGGGCAATCCAGTGCTCACCCGGTCCATCGTGAGGATCCGTGTTGAACACAATACCAATTCGGTGGTGGCCTTTCTTATACAACTCAGGTAGCTTCACGCTGCACAGTGTCGAAACAATACACTTGTTGGTCTCATTTTTAAGATCAAAGTCAATCGGAATACAACCGACGAAACAATAATCAGCAAAGATCTCCTCGTAGCTCTTCTCTACGGCATCAATGTCATCCGACGATAACCACTCTGTGCGCTTTAATGTCCATTCGCTCGGAGCTTTCGGTCGTCTCAGCATGGATGAGATAATACACTCTGACGCCCCAGTCGAACACTTTTCGCGAAACCGATCGCGTATATCTGACCATACAGTTTCCAATGACCCGTCGGGGATTGGACTTTCATTCTTATGTTCCTTGTTGTAGACCTTTCGAAGATTGTCGATTTCCTCCTTGTCAAGCCAGGACATCCTTGTTCAAAACGGATAGTTTATTGTCCACCTCTTGGACAATCAATGGATGCTCTTAAGTCAGTTCTCACTCGCTATGTTGACATCAGCAAGCGCATCGGCGAGGCCAATCAGCACGTGAACGATCTTCGCGATCATCGTCGGACAGTCGAGCTTGATCTCGCAGCTCTCTATGGGAATTCTCGCGAACAGCTGCCCGATACGATCGAGCTGAAGAGTTCGGAGATGGTGTTTAAGGTGAAGCGACCCAACGAGTGGAAGAAGGGTTGGTCGCTTTCGAAGAAGGAGTTGAAGGGGTATTTGCTAGAGATCCTGCCCGAGCATGGCGAGGATCTTATGAAGGAGATTGAGCGGAGACAGGAGGCCAAGATGGTGGAGACTGATTTCGGTTTCGAGTTGAAGGCGAAGAACTAAGGTTGTCTTCAATTTCCTTAAGTGTAGTTTGTAGTTCCAGAATGTATCGCTTTGCTTGGACCAGGTTCTCGTGAGGTAAAAACCCACTCTGGATCCGCATTACATTGCAGACGAATGAAGCATTCGTACTCAAAACTCGCGAAGCCAGAGTGACCATAGGCTTCACCATCAACGTGATATGAATATCATCAACACAATATTTTTAAATACCATCGTCCATGCGACCCATAAAGTACCATCGCATGCGCCTCTCTACATCCCGATTCAATAATTCAAATACACCGCTCCAGTTCGGACGTATAATCTTGCGAATATCCTTGATGTCGTTCACAATCTCGTGACGATCTACATATCTCCTGATCGCTGTGATACCGTGGAACAGAAGATACACCTTGCCGGGAACACACGTGATTGTCGGCCTCGGCGTCTCTTTTTTGTATTCATCAAATGACGGCTTGAATGCGGGCTTTAGGTAATTGCCCTTGAAATCAACACCAAGCCACGCAGCAACGGACAGAGTGTCTCCGCTTCCCGTGATGCCATACTCGTAAAACCCATACGTCCGAAACCACTTGCGTTGAAAGGCCCATGCGAACCCGGGGTGAAGCATGGAATCGTAGGGTTTGGTCCTGTCCATGAAGACGGCCGATTTTCTCTCTTGAAGTGCTTTCGTATATGTGATGTCCATCCATACTGCAGAGGTAAACGGCTGGACTACATTGTGTTGGTTCAGTGATTCAGATACAGTGTAATACCAGTTTGGATTACCAAAGACGAGGTCGGCGTCCATGAACAGAAGCTTAGAGTACCACCACGAAACCTTCTGTTCAATCAGACGACAAAGCTGTTCCTTGTTAAACATGCAGGTCCTTGCGCGAACTACAAAAGCCTCGGAGAGTTCAGGATCCCCACTACCATACACAAGTTCCAGTGTATAGAATGGGATTCCGGCACACTTCATCTTCTCCACCGTGTAGAGGTAGTTCATCACCATTCGCTTCGACTTGGCAGGGTTAAAGAATACAAAGCATACGGCCATGTCTTTCACCAGTGGCGCAAAGTACCGTATATCCGTTACATTAGGAACAGATGGAGGCGACTGAACGACGGGAAGGGATGGTGGAACGATAACGGTTGTTAGTGTCATTGTTAGAAAACGGATAAAAAGACCACAGGAGTAACTATGTCAATGGACCTTTACTCACCCTACAACCCTCGCAACCGAGCCTTCAAGGAGTCTGATATCCATCAGATCCTTCATCGTTACGGTCTTCATCACTACCGAGTTTCCAATCCCAAGATCTTCCAGACGGCCATGGTCCACACGACCTATGTCCGTCGACTTGAATACACTACACCCGATGGGCGACCTGCTAGCCTGTCCCCATGTCCTTCAGGGGTGATGCCCTTGCAAGATGCTTCCTACGAGTGCCTAGAGTTTGAGGGCGACTCAGTCTTGGGCGTCTGTATTGCTACCTATCTGCGCAAGAAGTACCCTGAGAAGAAGCAGGGGTTTCTGACCGATGCCCGCAAGGAACTTGTGAACAACGACCGCATCGGCCATCTTTCACAGCTTATCGGACTCGACGTATTCTACGTAATCTCTCGTCACAATGAAGAGTCTGTTGCCATCAATGGACGCAACAACATTCAGAAGCTAGGCGATGTATTTGAGGCGTTCATTGGGGCTCTGTGGTCGGATTGTGGTAACCGGTTCAACATTGTCTATACGTTCGTGACGACGGTCATGGAGACTCACCTTGACATTGAAGAGATCGTAAACACGGTCACCAATTACAAGGACGTCTTTCAAAAGTATTGTCAACGAGAGTGGAAGATCACGCCTACATACGAAATGAGAAGCAATGACCCTCAGAAGAATGAGATCGTCGTTGCTGTCATTGTGAGTGGAAAAGTCTATGGGATTGGAGTAGGATCAACTCGTAAGAAGGCTGAGCAGTTAGCAGCAAAGGAGTCGCTCACCAAGGTCGATCACGTGCCCATCTGATCAAGAAAACGTTTCTCAAACTGGGGATATGTAGTAAGCAAAGTTGCAGATTCTCCCATATTGGCGGCAAGCTTTGTCTCGGACTCACGGCGGCGCGCCACCGCCGCCGCGTCTCCAATACGTGCATCTATCTTGATCTTTGCATTCAACGACTTTATATTCTCAATAACTTCCACGAATCTTCTATATGCTTCCTCCTCCTCCCCTCCACCGCCTTTCAGTTTCTTCTGCGTCGTGACCCTGGCAGGCTTACGACACTGAAACTTCTTGAGTGTCCTTCCCTTTGTCTGCAGGACCGATTTGACGCAGATCGCAATCGCACCCTTTTCCTTTGTGGATCCCTGACGAGCCTTGATTGTCTTGCGAACAGCCTTGATACAGCGACAGAACTTACGTGTCTGGCCACCTCCCATTATCTCGTTGTAGTAAACGCAGAAGAATATATCCTCGCAAAGAATAAACATAAATGGGTGGAGGTCTTCTTCAGCTCGTCGCATATGGCGCTCAGGATGCATACATCTCTGGAAATCCTCACATCACCTTCTGGAAGGTACTCTACAAGCGGCATACCAATTTCGCCATGGAGGCCTTCCGTGTGAACTTCACAGGTGCTCCGGCGTGGGGTCAGCGCATGGTCGCCGTAGTCAGCCGCAATGCTGATCTGATCTACAAGACCTACCTCCAGGTTGTCCTGCCGGATACGTCGGCGACATCAGTTCCTTCCGGCGCAGTCACATGGACAGGTGATGCCAACCGCCGTCTCGGATACGCTCTGCTGAAGAAGATTGAAGTAGAGATTGGTGGTCAGATCATCGATACTCACTATGGTGAGTGGCTCTTCCTCTGGGAGAACCTGACATCTAACTACGACACTTCCGTCAAGCTGGATTCCATGGTGGGTGGAAACATCTCCGGAACGGTTACGACCCAGAATTCTTGCGGTGGTCGTCCGGGCGTCCTCTACATCCCTCTCCAGTTCTGGTTCTGCCGCAACCCTGGACTGGCTCTGCCCCTCATCGCCCTTCAGTACCATGAGGTTCGCCTGAACTTTTACATGGCGGCTGCTACGGACCTTGTCTCGTCCACCGGCTACTCGAGTGTCGCTGCCGCCGCGGCTAACCTCCCTCAGATCAAGGAGATGTCGCTCTATGTTGACTATATCTACCTGGATGTTGAGGAGCGCCGCCGCTTTGCTCAGCAGTCTCACGAGTACCTGATTGACCAGCTCCAGTATGGCATGCCCCAGACGATCACGAGCGCGGCTGCCCGTATCGACCTGACGCTGAACCACCCGGTCAAGGAGCTGGTGTGGGTCTTCCAGGATACTCGTAAGACGGACTGCTCCAGTGCTCTGACCGCATCGGTTGGATACACACAGCCGTTCAGTTACGATGACATCGTGGGCAAGTGCCGTCTCCAGATCAATGGACAGGACCGTTTCGATGAGCGGTATGGTGACTATTTCTGGAAGGTTCAGCCGTACCAGCACCACTCGGGTGGCGGGTTCTGGCCGACTCGCAATCACCTCACCAACCAGATGAACACGTCCGGTGCTTTTGCGGCGAACACGTCTCCGCAGTCCAGCTTCAACGGTTTCGTGGTTAACGGCAATGTGCTCGTGGTGACGACCACACCCACTGGAAACATCATCACTGATAACATGCTGATCACGGGTGCCAACTTTGTCCCTGGTACAACGATCATTGCGAATGGATCTGCCGCGACTATCAACGGAAGCTCGTATGCGGCAGGCGTTGGTGGTCAGGGCACATACGTCCTGAGTGTGAGCCAGCCGCCCACAGTTGCGAGCACATCGGGTACGGCTCAGACCATCTATGGTGTTGCCCAGGATTCCACCTACCCGACGACATACAACCCGATCAACGTCTACTCATTTGCTCTCCAACCCGAGGAGCACCAGCCGTCTGGAACGTGTAACTTCTCCCGCATCGATACCACAACCCTGGTGTTCGACAGCATCGTGGTCAACGGTGTTCCTCGCCCGTCCAAGTCCACGCCGTACACGTTCCGCGTATATGCCGTCAACTACAACATCCTGCGTATCATGAGCGGCATGGGTGGACTGGCCTACAGCAACTAGACCCGCGTATTAGGACTACACTCACCAATTCCTAGTGTCTGTTGCATCATAATCGGAGCAGGATGCCCAGCACCCGCACACTTTTCGTGTTCATGGCCGAGGATATGACCCATCTCGTGCGAGATGATATACTGACGATATTCGTAGAGCGACAGTTTACTTTTAGGACCTCCAAGTGTCCAGAGAACTGAGTTAACTCTCAAGTGTCTTCCACCTAACTCAGCACAGTTTAGTTTCGGATCACAGCCCGCTGTCCGCAACCCTGCTGGAGACGACATGTGGATAACCACATCTGTCTGACCTGTTTCTTTCAATATAAAATCATATCCCTTGCTACTCCATCCATGTGGATCAGCAAGGTATATCTGTACATCCCGAGTGAATTCCTTCAGTGGAAACTTCACATCTGGATCGATGACTACGCAGAATGTGACTACCTTCATTGAAAATGAATTAGGTTTTTAATATTCATCTCAGACAGGGAGAATGCCTCGTTGCGACTTTTGTAAGAAGAAGACACACCTCGAGTTCAAGTGCACCTGCAGTGAAAAAGTATTTTGTGTGAAGTGTCGGACCACCGAGATTCACAGATGTGACATCAAGTTTGAGAAGCCCAAGTTAGAGAAGGTTGTGAGAGAGAAGGTTGAGAAGATTACCTGATCGCCTCGCACTCGTAGAGAGGCGGCATGTTGTTCGCCGGGGGCTCCAGGTACTTCAGGAAGGCATTCATGATCTTTGCCTTCCGCTTGTGGTCCATCCCCGCAAAGTCCATGACGGACGCCACGATCCCCCCGTCCCACGTGATCTCGGTCGAAAGGTAGATCGTGTCCGTGTTCCTGTCCGTGAAGACAACGAACCACCTCGGCTCGTTGATCGCCTGATGGCAGGATGCAGTCATGTTGTAGTTGAGCTCGTTGATTGCGTTGTTGGCAGCCTCGAGGAAGTTCATCTTGTCACTGAAGTCTATCTTCTAGTGAAAAACAAATCCATTTTGTAGACAAATGCACGTGTTCATCGAAGCGATCTTAGTTGGTGTCTTTTTCCTACCAATCTTCTGGGCTACGGAGAAACTGGGACTGAGTAAGTGGGTGACGCTCTTTCTTGCTGGTGTCTTTTTTCATCTCCTCGCAGAGGTTACGGGTGTGAACAAGGCATACCTGATGGCTCACCGGTAAGACCCTGCTGATGCTCCGTCTATGCGTGGTGCAGTGACAATCACCTCGTTAACCTGATAATACAAGTCCTCAATAACCTCATAGTGTCCAATACGCTCTCCACACAGGAAACCGATGAAGCGGTCGATCTTCGACTCTTCATCGCTTGAGCCCCTCACCGTCACAGCAAAGAAGCACATGGCCTCTCCAACGGTCAAGATAATTGGGGTCACCTGCTGTGAGGTTTGAGCGATAGCATGACGGTAGATCGCGCGCCCCGGGTCGTCAAATGGCAGACACGTATTCACCGCATGGTTGAGTGAGTCGAGACTGAACGGCTTGATGCGAATTGTTTCAATGCTGGTATCCATCCTGAGTTGGATTGTCTTGCTGATCGGAAATCCATTTCGTCCAAAACGGATTTGTTCGGTCCAGAAAAACTAGAAAGCCCCTGCTAAGATGTCTTCTCTCTCTTCTCTTCGCTCCCAACTCTACAACCACTCTTCTCCCCGCACCTGCTCCGGATGGTCGTGCATGTGCATGTTCCCATTCGGATTCGGAGGCAGCCGGGTCAACATCTGCTTCATCTACGGGCCCAACGCCATGGCCACACCCCTTGACATCAAGAATTGGCAGGAGCTTCGGAACGCGAGGTTCCGCCGCGCCTTTCAGAAGACGCTGAGCGACAACATGCGCATCAAGACCAAGCACGCCTTGGCCAAGATGAAGCGGAACGTCGACCAGCAGCTCGACGACGAGTACTGGGCCACGAACTCGGTGTTCACGGACACTCGCGAGCGCGAACGCGAGGAGGAGAGCGAGTACAACCGCCTCCGCTGGTACAACGAGTGGCGCGACGAGTCCCTCGCTTCATCTGTCCGCAGCATCCAGTTCCTGCGCGAGTAAACCACCCACAACCCACACCTAAAAAAATAAATAATATTTTTTTTGTGTTTACATCCATTTTAAATTACCGAACGGCAACTGGCGTTCAAAATGAAATTCATTATGCATAATAATCAATCTTATACATAATGGAACCCACAGTTGTAATGAATACATGTGTAACTGTACTTAACAGGCTTCGCATTGAAATGGCAACTCTCGACAAGAACAGTACAGACTACATTCAACGAGCTAGAGCGATTGATCGGATATACAATAAGGTAAGAGATGACTTTGGGGAGAAATTTGCAGTAAGTTTGTTTGTACGCCTACATCCCACATCGTGTAAGGGTGCAATCGTACCCGATTGGTTATTTGAGTTGACCAAGAAAATAGGATTCGTCGTTATCGGCAACCCTAGGATACTTCGACGCTGATGAATGATACCATTAACACCAATAGGCACCCCGTGAACAGTTCCTGCGCGAGTAACACAACCCAACCCACAAAAAAATAAATATATTTTTTTTGTGTTCTGAGCTTCTCAGCCCTTTTACTCGGAGTCCTCATCGATCTCGAAGCGGTTGCGGGGCACGACACGGCGCACCTTAGCGGCCTTCTGCTTGTTGTGAAGCTTGCTGCTCAGCTCCAGC